AAATTTATGTGGTGCATAGTATCCGTGTAAAATGTGTATTCTTCGAGCACCACCTAATAGTTCTCTAAATTTTTTTGGGTCATCTCCTTGCCAAAGATGTTCTAATTCTGTATTTAATACTTCTTTGTAGTTCTTTTTTATTTTCTTAACTACCTCTCTACCCTCATTACCACCTCTACCAGCTTTTACACTATTTTCAAAAGTTTTTTTTTGTTCAGGTGTTTCCTCTATACCTTTTCTTGTTCTATGAATTAATAAAATTGGTTTTGTATCTAAGTGTGGTGCAACTTCTTCTATCCAATTATTAACCCAAACATCTGCTCCACCACCAACTAATTGTGCTCCACCTGTAGAATAGTAAACATCATAAACCTCGTTCACTATTTACCCACCTCATTGTGTGCTATCACCATTTTATCACCCCACCTAACAATATATGAATCTGTTACCTCTACATTTAATGAATAGAATATATCCTCACCAACAACCTTTCTAATAGAATGTATATCTATTGGTGTACCATCTATTGTGATTAACCTATCACTTGCTAATAATTCACGAACCCTTACCCATCTATAAATCATTCTACTTGTACCATCAACATCTACTTCATCGTGATATCTTTGAATTAATAACGGGTGTTCGTGTGTTGCTTTTATAACATTATTTTCTGCATCAATTATTTCATAGTGGTCATAGTAATAATCTCCTTGATTCAACACTACCTCTGCAGATGAACTCACCATATTATTAAGTGTAGTTGCTTGCCAAGTAGCATAAACTGCATATTCATCAGCATCAGGTAATGTTGGAATTTGAACTGATTTAACAACATCATCGAATGTTATGGTTTCGATTCGTTTCCAAGTATTATCACTCATTAATATTTCCGTACCAGCTATAAAACAACTACCACCACCACCAGTACCACCCCCACCTGTTTCTTGGACAGTAATGTTAACTGTCTGTGCAGAATTATAATTTGTGACATGGTCATTAAATCCATCGTGAAATGTACAACTTAAATTTCCTGCAGCATTAGAAGTTACTGAAGGAGCAGTCCATTGTGCTGAATAATCTGCACTTGCATAACTACCACCTGCAGTTCCACCCCAAGTAAAGTTTCGAGTTTGATTACCTATCTTGGTTAAAAATAAACTACCCTTACCATCAAACCCAAGAGTAACTGCCATCGTACTACCCTCATCTGGTGTTGTATCCTCGACACCAATTACATCAAGACTATCTATTCCAAAATCATCTATTGAGACTGTTGAAGTACCACCAGAGACTGTATTCATTGATGTTGATGTTGTTGAATTAGCATTATGGCCTGTTGCATAACCTAATTGTCCCAAACCCAAAGCTTCTCCACTACTTCTTGCCATTATGGATACTCCACTACTGAAAATGAACCACTACCAAAACCAAATCCCCATCGTCCACTATATGGTGATGTAGACATTGATGGAAATGCACCGCCGTGGGTTTTAAAAAGACTTGAATTAAAATCATCTGGTTCTTGTGATTTAATTGTAAATGAACCAGTAGCTAAATTATAATTAGTTTTTACAAAATCATTATACCAATTTGATTGTGATAAAGGTAGATTTATCCAATCATATACATGTCTAAGATTTGTTGTATTTTTATTTACATTAAGGTCAATTTTAAATTGTCCACCTTTCCATTTCATTTCATCATAATACCAACCATCAACATCTTCGTGAAATTTATAATGAATTTCACCACCTTGTATTGTATCATTTAAAATATTTAAATTAATATCAGCTTCATATATAAACTTTGTACTCATATTATAACTCCGTTATTTTTGGTTTTGGTTGTTTTTTTGTGTTTACACTACCATCTTTATTTTGTTTGTAATCTTCTTTCATTATATCGTCTTTTTGTCCCCACTTCCAATATCTTTCTTTCATTTTATTAAAATTATGATAAACCTTAACACCCTTATTTCTTATCATTTTAATAACCCTACCATCATCTTTTGAATAATCACCATTAAAAGGTTGAATCTTCCCATCTTTAAAATTGTGGGCAACTCCTTTACCTGGTTCACCACCAAAAGTTTTAATAATTGTTTCCATCTTTTCAATTCTATCTTCCAATCCCTCAGTTCTTTTTCGTTCTTGAACTAAACCTGATATTAAATAATTGTTTAACGCATGTAAATTATGAGTAACTTGTATATCCTTTTCTCTTAGTCCTAACCTATCATCTTGATTATCTATATTTATGTCTATCACCCCAAGTTTTGCAAGTTTTTCATATGCTTGATATTGTTTCTCCATATCAGTAGGATGTGCTGCAGTAGTATCAATAATTTGTTTTAATAATGCTACATCATCGTGATAGTTAACATTTGTTCCACCACAACTTGGACATATATTATCAAGTGGTTTTGCAGCGTGATGCCAACCACAATCATCACAAACATAGTCAGCATATGCTGTAACATTACCAGTTGCTCCAATATCACCTGCAACATATAATTCATAAGTTGCGTGTGCTGTATTGGTGTTTCCTACATTTAATCCACTATAAAATTTAGGTCTAATACCTTCAAACTTTTGAATGTTTGGCATTACTTTCCAATCTAAAGTGTTTGCTACAAACATAACTCTCATACCACTTGTTATTCTCCAAGAATTACCATAAGAATTTCCACCGATGGTATTAGATTGATAAAATGGTTTTGCAAAATCTTCAGTGTCGACATGAATGTGGAAATTATCTAACCAAACTTGTTCCCAAGCAGGCGTTGAACTATTATATACATATTTATTACCACCAAAATCGGAAGCATCATTGATGTATGGTGCTCCACCTGAACCACCCTCGAAAAACACTTGTGCACTACCAAAATGTGCATCAGTACCTGTTCTTGGAAATCTAATATGTCCAATTGCTTTATCATTCCAAAAAGATGAATCAAATCTCATAAAGTTAACTGCAATTGCTCTTGTACTATGTGTTGAAGAAAAACCACCACCAATATCAATTAGATATTGATTATCATATTGTGTATATGCACCAGCTGCACTGTCTTTAACAAGTGATGAATACCAATCATATGCAGTGTGTGCTACTGCAGAAGCATTTGATGATGTGTACTTCATATTAACAAATCCTTGTATAAGACCCTCAACCGCTGTAGCATCTGTAATTTTACCTTTAGCAAATATAGCGTTTGATGAACTGACTGTTCCATCTGCGAATACTTGAAAGTTTGTTGTGTTTCCAGTTCCGACTGTAACATTACCACTTCCATCAACTCTAAATGCAGATTTGGCATTATCATCTTCACCAACTCTGACCGTAGCACCAAAGTTCGCAACATTAGTTCCAGTTTTAACAATATCTAAACCAGAAGAACCTACATCTGCGTAAGTATTGGTAGCATCTCCATAAACTCTTACACCCGCACCCGTAATACTTACATTATTAATAATTGCACTTGGTGTATTTGCACCTGATGGACCAGTTGTATTTTGTCCAATATTTATTCCGTGGTCTGTTATGTGTAGAGTTCTATTATGAGAACCTAACGCTCCATCTGAGTATAATGAAATAGTACTACCAAAGTGTGCTGATTTATTACTTGCATGTCCAGCATAAACACTCATACCATCTGAAGCCAGATGTACATAGTCTGTACTATTATCATAAATTTTTACACCATTAGTTGATGAAATAACAACTGCATCATCTGTTGGTGCACCTGTGTTTGGTGCTAATGTAATTGTAGAATCTTCAAATTTAGCAGTACTAACATTATTTCTCATAATATCAATTCCGCTAGAATCAATCTCTACCCAATCCCCACTTGAACCAGTTACACCAACATAAATAGTCCCACCATTAATGTGAGCATCAGCTCCAAATGTTGCTCTCATTGCAGTACCATCCATAACTTTCAAACCACTATTATTGATGATGGTATGGTCTTTGGCAACTGCACCAATTCTAAAGTCTGAATCTGTTAGATTGATTACACTTGTATTATTTCTAAATATATCAATAGATGTTGAATCAATCTCCAACCAATCAGAACCTGTAACTCCCACATATATTTGCCCATCATTTAAATGGATATCACTTCCGAAGTGTGCCTTCAATGTAGTTCCATCCATTACTTTCATACCCGAATCATTGACTATGACATGCTCATTTGATAATCGCCCTATTCTCATAGCTGAATCTGTGAACTGACCAACACTTACATTGTTTCTGTTGATATCAATAGATGTTGAATCAATTTCTAACCAATCAGAACCAGTTACACCAACATATATCTGCCCATCATTTAAGTGTATGTCACTACCAAAATGTGCTTTCAGAGTAGTTCCATCCATTACTTTCATACCCGCATCATTGATTGTAACATGCTCGTTTGATACTTTTCCTAATCGTAATGCAGAATCTTGCCATTGTCCAACACTAACATTATTTCTCATAATGTCAATTCCACTTGAATCAATCTCTAACCAATCTCCACTTGAACCTGTAACCCCTACATATATTTGTCCATCATTTAAATGTATGTTACTACCAAAGGTTGCAATTGTTGCACTACCCTCAGTTATTTTAATTCCACCACTATTAATAGTAATCTTATCAGCATCACTATTATTTCCACGAAGTGTAACAGTCGTTCCAAATGATGCTGCAGCAGTACTACTACCCGCATATATGTCCATCGTGGATGAATTTACATTTATGTAATTATTTGAATCATAATAAGCCTTGAATCCATCTGAATCAATCGTTACTTTTCTATCCGTACCATTGTTTCCATAAAGATTAATTGTACCATTAGTGAATGTACCTTGTACACTTCCGTTATCCACAATTGTTAATCCATTTGAATCTACTCTTGTGAATGTGTTTTGTGCATCACCTCTGAATAATGAACCTGTACTACTGAATACTGCTTTTTCTGCACCAGCACCAAATAAACTCATCACTCCATTGGTTAATAAACTACCCGTTACACTTCCACTAACTTGTGTTATTCCTTTACCACCAACCTCTACATAAGTGTTGGAATTTAAACCATCAAATATTTTTGCTGTTTTTCCATAAGTTGCTAATGTTTTACTTGCATCAGCATTCTTTAAACTCATACCATCAGAATCCAACACAACTTGTGTTGCAAAACCTAAATCTTGTGAAGCAGATGCTGGTGGATATGAACCACTAATTGTATTGGAAGTTACACCTGCCAAATCACCACTAATAATATTAATCGTACCAGCAACGGTCAATGTACTTCCATCGAATTGAACTTTGTTACCACCTGAATTTCCTAATAGGAATTTACCAGCACCATCTACAAAGAAACCTGTTCCACTATTGTATTGTGTTGGTGGTGTTGCACCTAATGCAATACTACCACTTCCACCAGCGGATGAATCAATATCGAGTTTTGCGGTATCAAGTTTGAAGATACCTGTTTTAATATCTAAATCACCACCATTGAATTGTATATATTTATTTGCAGCTGCTTTAGTTATGAAATCTCCATCACCCTCTGCATAAAATCCTTTGTTACTTCCACCTGTATCTGTAACACCTGTGACAGTTCCTATTGACATAAATCCAGTCGAAGTACCATCTAATATAATATTTTCATTTGCTAATGAAATACGATGGTCTGAACTTGAAATTATTAAATCACCACCATTAGCATTTAAATTAAATGCAGTAGATGAAATATCAATATCATCTGCTTTAATTTGTAGTGTACTTCCATTAAAGTATATAAAATTATCACTATTGGTTGCAGTACCAAATCTTGCGTTTCCACCACCATCTAACCAAATACCTGCTCCAGCAGTTTTACTTGTTGCAGAACCTAATGCTAAGTAATTACTTGTACCAGTTCCACTATCACCACTTAGTTTTAAACCTGTGGTTTCTAAATAAAGTTTTGTAGTTCTTATATCAAAATCACTACCATCAAATGAAATCTTTTTATTTGCAGCATTATAAATGTGAAATTCAGCAGTTCCACCATCACTACCAATCAGAATACCACTTTGTGCAGGATTAGCAAATGTTGGTGAACCAATTTGTAAAAATGAATCAGTTGCGGTACTTGATAATTTCATTCGTGGTGATGCTTTACTTCCAAACCCAATAGTAGATGTTGCTCCACCTGCGATGTTTATACCACCTGCAAGATTATCATCATAACCAACACTCATTGAAGCTTGACCAGATGATATCTCTACATTTGCTGCTTCTAATTCAAATGTGCTTACATCTATAGTTACACCCTCACCAGTTAAATTTACTTGTGATGCAGTTATGTGTAGATTACTTCCATCATATTTTAATGCATTAGTACCATCCCCAATATGGAATTGTTCTGTACCAGCATCATTTGCTATGTAGAAACCTGAAGTTAAATCATTAACACTTGATTTACCACTCTTTATAACACCAGCAGTAGTACTACCAGTTATCATAATATTATTTGATGAATGTTGTCCTACTTGAATACTTCCTGCATTACCTGCTGCTTTTAATAAAATCATATCATCTGCTAATGACATTGATGTGTGTCCACTTGATATTTGTAAATCACCATCACCTGCATTTAATTCAAAAGTTCTTGTAGATAATGATAATGCGTTATCATCAAACTTTATAAAATCTGTTGCATCTCCAACTACAAATTCTATATCTTGGTTATTGTTTGCTAACCAAAATCCCTCTGTTGTAGAAGCAGCAGATGTTTTACCACTATAAATTAAACCTTGAGATGTACTACCACTTATAAAAATTTGTTTGTTTGCAGTAGTACCAACACTAATCAATGCTTTCGAACCATCAATTACAATTGCTTTATTTCCATATGATGCTGATTTATGTTGTGATGATATTTGTAAATCACCCTCATTAACATCAAGTTCAAATTTTGAAGAAGTTATGTGTAATTGATTATCATCAAATTTAATTGCACTTGTACCATCACCAATATGGAACTCCGCATCCGTATTGTTATTAGCAATCCAAAATCCCTCTGTTAATGAAGCAGCAGATGTTTTACCACTTGCGATATATCCTTGAGTATTACTACCCTTAATTGTAATTTGTTTACTTGTAGTTCCACCGACTGTAATACTTGCATCACTTCCATCTTTCTTTATTAAAATATCTTTATCTGCAAATGACATAGATTGTTGTGTAGATGATAATTCAAAATCAACACTACCAACTCTAATATCAAGTTCTTTTGGTCTTAGTGTTAAATTACCACTTGAATCATTTTGTAAATAATAATTTGATGAACCAACTTTTAATGCACCAGTCGTGTACCAATAGTTATTATCATTTATATGTAAACCATCGTTAGTACCACTTATATCAACACCTAAAATTAATCTTTCTGAATCGGTTGTGTTTACAAATAACTGACCAGTTATCGAACCAGTAGTTGCAGTGATTGCTCCTTTCAAGAATACATTTTCCGTAAATAATCCAAAACCTGGGTCTGTTTCACCAAATAGTAATCCACTACTTAATCCACTTAAATCTCCTAAACGAGCTTTTAATTGTACATCATAAATGTTACTACCTGTTCTTTCAACAATATCCATATATGGTGTTGTTTCATCATTTGGATTTGCGTTTAATCTTATGTAACCAGTATTTAATTTACCAGTAGAAACTATTACTTGTGAACCACTATATGCTTGTGCTGCACCAGGTGATTCTCCCAATGAACCACTATCTCCTGCTACACCATTTCCTAATCCACGAGAAACATAAAGTTCTCCAGAAAAATTTGTATCACTTGATGTATCAGTTCTTGATGAACTTGCAACCTTTACATATTCAGTAGAGAAACCTGTATTAGATACTCTCTTTAAAGATAAAATTTCACCACTAGCAAAACCAGTAACATTTTCAACTGACATTGTGGTTTGTGCTGCAGTATGTATTCCATTTGGATTAAATGCACTTGATGTTAAGACTGTAGAGTTTGCTACATATAATTGTCCACCAACCGCATTTACACTTTCTTTTTCAAATACTGCAGTTGCTAATGTTCCACGAATCTTAGCATTTTCTACTTCTAAAAATCCACCTTGTGCTGCAGTTAATCTAAATCCACTTCCAGCAACATTACTTGCAAATCCTGCAGATTCAATTGTACCATCTTGACGGATAATCATATTACCACCCGTTAGTGCAGTATTACTGATTGTCCAACCAGCAATTGTGTTACCCTCTCCACCAAGTTTTACAAGTGTATTACTTGATGCAGTTCCACTTCCATCATAAATCTTTAATCCATATAAATCTGATGCACTATCACTTATCTCTCCTAATCTTACAACTTCATTACTACCATTATGAATTTGAATCCTACTGGTTGATGAATCTATATCGAGATTTGTTGTATCGAGTTTGAATGTATCGGTTTTAATATCAATACCATCATCGAATATAAAATAATTTGTAGAGTTTTTAACAAACTCTGCTTGTGGATTAGCACCATCCATACCGATAATAATACCAGCAGTTCCACTACCCTCATTACCAAAACTTGCTTTACTACCCATTGTAATAAATGCATCTGTACCATCACCAACCATTCTGATAGGATTACTTCCATCAGGACTTAAACTCATAGAATTTTGTGTATTGGATAATTGTAGTGAACCAGCATCTAATTCAAGTTTAGTAGTTTTAATATCTAAACCATCATCGAATATAAAGTAATCAGTTGCACTCTTTACAAATTCTGCTTGTGGATTACTTCCATCCATTCCAATTAATATACCTGCAGTTCCACTACCCTCGTGTGTGAAACTTGTTTTACTACCCATAGTGATAAAGTTATCAGTACTTCCACCTTGAATAGTAATTTTATTACTTGAACCAACTTCTATCTTTGTGTTTGTTCCATCTAATTTAACTTCACCACCCAAACTCATAGATTTATGTGCAGATGATATTTGTAAATCTCCACCATTTGCATCCAACTCAAAATTGAGTGTTTTCATATCTACGCCATTATCAAAAATAATATATTCTGTAGAACTCTTTACAAATTCTGCTTGTGGATTTGATGAATCCATTCCGATTAATATCCCAGCAGTACCACTTCCCTCATCACCAAAATTAGTTTTACTACCCATTGCAATAAAGTTATCTGTACTACCACCTTGAATAGTAACAGCATTACTTGTACCGACTGTTATTTTTTTGTTTGGTCCATCAAATACAATAGTTCCATCATTTAATGACATTGATTTATGAGCACTTGATATTTGTAAATCACCACTATTTGCATCAAGTTCGAATGTATCTGTTTGTATATCTAAACCAGTATCAAATTTAAAATGTCCAGCACTTCCCACAAAAGAAACTCGTGGTCTTGATACTGAATTTACAAATCCTAAGAAAGTTCCTGTCTGTCCGTAACCTTTTGTAGATTGTCCAACACTAAGGAATGGACTTGAACTATTTGCGTGCATAAATAATTGGTCATTTGTACCTAATGACATCGAAGCATTTGTGGATGATAATCTAAATCCAGTCGAAGTAATATTTAAATCAGTTACATTAATATCAACATCAGAACCTGTAATACTAAAGTTACCATTTTGCATTGATAAACTACCATCATCATCACCCATTCTGAAGTTACCATCTCCATCAAAGAAGATACCACTACCAGAATTTAAACTCATACTAACTGCACCTCTACCCATTGCAAATGTTGGTGTACTACCACCTTTCATTATCAATGTACCAAATGGGTCATCATTTGAATGTCCTAAACTCATAGAAACATTTGCTGTAGATATTTGTAATGTTGAAGCAGATACTTCTAATTGGTCTGATGCAATCGAGAAATCTCCACCATCAAATTTTAAGAAATTAGAAGAATTACCGACATGAAATTCTGTGTCTGTGTTGTTGTTTGCTAACCAAAATCCTGCAGTAGTTGATGTTGCACTTGTTTTACCTGTTGCAATATATCCTTGTGTGGATGAACCAACTATCTCAACTTGTTTATTAGAAGTTTTACCAACTTTAATTTTATTATTAGCACCATCGAGTATTATGTTACCCTCTCCTAATGACATAGATGCGTTGGTTGAACTAATCTCAATGTTACTTGCATCTAATTCTAATGAACCAACTTTAATATCAAAGTTATCACCATCATATTGTAAATGGTCTCCACTTGCACTACCAATTAAGAACTTAGCCGTTCCATCAAAATATATACCATTACCACTATTATGTGCAGATGGTGGTGTTTGTCCTAAAGCTAACTTACCACTATTTGTTGAACTATCTAATATCAATGTGGTTGTTGCTAAATCAAATGTATCTGATTTTATTTCTATCGAAGCTCCACTTGCATCAAATTTAAAGAAGTTATTACCATCCCCTCTTACTAAGAAATCACCAGTACCATCCATATAGATACCTTTATTAGTCCCACCCACACTTGTGTTAGGTGTTGCACCTAAAGCAATCTTTCCATTATTTGCTGCTGAATCAATTATTAATGTTGAAGTTGCTAAATCAAATGTATCAGCTTTTATTTGGAATGTACCACCACTTTGTCGTATAAAGTTATTGGCATCTTTCATAAAATTGAAATCACCACTACCACTTAGGAAAATACCTGCTGCAGTTAATGATGGTGAACCACTACCAAGTGCGATATTACCACCACCTGCAGTATTGATATCAAGTGTTGATGTATCAATTGTTAAATTTTCTGATGCTATTTTAAAATCTGTACCATCAAATACTATGTGTCCCCTTGATGATGAGTAAAAACTAAATTGTCCACTACCACTTAAAAATAATCCAGCTGCTTCAAGTTTTTGTGGTATGGTTTCACCTAAAGCAATTACTCCACCATTAGATGATGATACTCTTAATGTACTTGTTTTTAAATCTAAGGTATCGGTATTGACTGTTAATGAACCCTCATCTGTTCGTAAAAAGTTTGTAGAGTTTCCAACTACATTTAATGCACCACCACCATCCATATAGATTCCTGCGGTTGTACTTGTTGGTGAGTTTGGTCCACCACTTGTACCTAATCGTATAACTCCCTTTCCACTATCCATTGAACTACTGATAATAAGTGAACCAGCATCTAATCCAAATGTTTCAGATGCGATTGTAACTGCAGTTCCTATCTTTCTAATAAAGTTAGATGTATCACCTTGAAAATTAAAATCTCCACTACCACTCATAAAGATACCATTATCAGATAAGTTTGCAGGTAGGTTATCTCCCATTACAATACTACCACCATTAGTTCCAACTAATCGTACACCACCATTTGTATCTGCATCGTGTCCTAAACTCATTGATGCGTGTTGTGATGATATTGCTACATCAGTTGCATCCAATTCAAATTGTGAAACATCTATATCAACACTATCACCAGAAATCTTTGCTGCTGATGCGGTTATCTCACCAGTTGATTTTAAAATTAAATTATCATTAGAACTTGAGATTGCTGTTTCTGTTAATCCAAATGATGCAATCGTACCAGTTCCATCTACAGTCAAGTTTCCACCGATTGTGGTTGTTCCACTTATATCCGTGTTACCATCAAATCTTGCACTTGAACCTGTGATACTACCATCTTCTTTTACATTGAAATTTGAAGATGAGATGAACATATTTCTATCGTTTGGTGCTCCACCAACTGCTGGTGAACCACTTATGAATATGTGTGCACTATGGAAAGAACTACTATCTGTAGTGAATCCACCAATCAAACCTTGTGATGCTGTAATACTACCCTCAAATCTTGCACCACTTGCAAAAAGTACACCATCTTTATCTACCGAAAAGTTTGGTCCGAACTTGACATGGAAATTATCAGGACTTTCATCCTCTGGTGTAAAATCAATATAATACTCATCTTTTAATTGTCTAAAAGATTCTCCACTATCAGAACCAGGTCCTTGGTCTGTTTTAAATATTGTGGAATTGGTTGCATTCATTGTGATATTACTACCACTAATCTGACCATCTATAATTTGGAAATCTCCAATATTACCCGCAGTTGCAGTAATTGTACCACTCATCGTTACATCACCACCTGCAGTTAAATGAAAATTACTTGAACTTATTTCTACATTACCACCACTACCACTTACAAATGCACTTTGTCCACCTAAGAAAAATGATGGTGTTAAAATATCAACTGCACTACCACTTAATGTTGTAGTACCACTATTAAATATTTCTATGTTTCCACCACTACCACTTATAAAATTACTATCACCACCAAGATAAAAATTAGGTGTAAGTATATCAACATTACTACCACTTAGTGTTGTAGTACCTGATGAAAATATTTCTATGTTACCATTTGCACCACTAACAAAAGAATTACCAGCTTGTCCTAAAAAGAACTGGTCGGTAACAACTTCAAATGTACTTGGATTTGTTCTGAATTTTAAATATCTATCTTGTGAAGTATGGGCATCTACAATCTCTAATCCAACACCCTCATATGCTTCACTTGCAGTTAATCTATCCCCAATTGAACCACTAAAGAGTAAAAATCCACCCTTGTTTTCTGCAATTGTTTTATCAAATCCATTATATCCAATAGACCTTAGAAACGCAGATGATACACCCGCCATTTCAAAACCACTACCTTGTGCAGAACCAATAAACATCGAACCACTAAGTAGGTTATCCTCACCATCAATATTTAATGGTGCACCTGTAAATTCTATATTTTGTCCTATCGTGAATGTTTCTGCAATATTATTATTTACATCATAGAACTCAACTAAGAAATCATACAAATCTGGCTGTTTAGGTAATGGATATGCCATTGGTAATACCACCCTAAAGAAATCTGGATTAAAGTTTGTTTCTGCATGTGGACGAACAACTATATCATTAATAATTGCTCTACCAGAATTTAATTTAAATTTTAATTTAAGAGTTGGTCCTACATCACTTGGTGTTAAAAATGTTGTGTAAATGCCTGGAATTGTACCTTCAAATTCAGTTAACCCATCTAAATCTACTTTACCAACCGATTGGTATTTACCATCTAACGAACCACCTATTAATGCTGCCTCATCTACCAATACATCTAATTCAAAATCTTTTCCTACACTACCATCTGATTTTACTTTATCTTCTTTAAAATAATGTGCATTAAATGTAATGGAATAAGGTACACCTTTTTCTAATGAAAAACTACCTGATGTTGTAAACTCAACCGAATCACTTACACCATAATTAGAACCACTAATTTGAACACCATCTAATATTTTGGTATCATCTCTTGTAACAGCACCACCACTTACTAACCAATAACTATCCACTATACTCTGTGTGTGGAAATAACCAATATTTAAAAATCCATCTGGACTAAATGGGTCTATTAATGTTTGTGGTGATTCAATTGTACCCTCGTGTAATAATTCAAAATCTCCAAGTGAACCTTGACTCTTACCATAAATTTTTGTTTTATACACATCACCACTAAAGGTTCTTAGGTTTGCGACTGTTATATCTGCAAAAGAACGATTGTGTGTTGCACTAAGTGATTGTTCAGGAAAAGGTGTATAAGACATTGTAACTTCAGATTGTCCACCACCAGCAACTTCATCTGCTATAATAGGTACTGGTATCTGTTCTTTTGTATCTTTTCTTGTAATGTAAAAATCATCTACTGGTACAATTGTTTCTTCATTTAAAACTTTTTTAACACTTGTTTCAAATACTTCGGGTATATCAAAATCAGCTGCAGGAAATTTAACTAAATCAATCTTTGGTGATTTAATTTTAAGAGTTGCACCTACTAATGCACTTGATGCTTTATCCTTTGTGGTTTCATTTGATTCTTCAAGTGCGTGTATTTTCATTGAGAATCTATCTTGTTCAGGTGATGCTCTTCGTATTAATCTCCCCCTTGACCTAAAACCAGAATTTCTAAATGGATTAGCTTTTGCTTTTTTACTTGATTTAAATATTTCGTTTATCTGACCAATTTTACCCAATCCCTCTGCTGCGGGATTTTTTGGAAAACCTGGTGGTGGGTCTATTGGTGCTGGTAATGGTGCCAAATCAGGTGCGGGATTAGCTTCTATACTACCACTTAATACGACTGAACCACTTGGTGCTAATTGTTCTATAAAAGGTTTAACAACTTCCGTGACTGTTATTCTTGGTTGTTGGTAAAAAAAGATTGGTTGTGAATTAGGTAATGCAGCATTAATAAATACTGGTCTTACATATCGTACATTATAAACACCTTGAAATTCTTCTGGCACATCTTGAGCATTCTGTGCATTAACTTGTTCTATAAATTCATCGGGTATATTACCCGCACCAAGTCCAGGCCCAAAACTTGCCGGGTCTATTATTTGAGTATCGGTTATATTATCTTGATTTGCTTCTAAGCCAGATATTTGTTTATAGTTAGGTTTGAGTTCACCTACTATATACATAAAACCATCACCAGGTACAACATCATCATATACCTCTACTGATACACGACGTGCGTTCCCCTCAAGATAATCTGTTATTGCTTCAGTATAGACTGTGTTTCCACCTGCATCTATAATTTCAACTTTAAGTTCTACATTGTCTGCTAAGAAAGGTGAACCTGCAACTAAGAATGATGATTTACCTTGTGGTACTTGGTCTGGAAAATCGTAAACTTGGAAGTATTGGGAAGTTAACCCAACCTCTTCTACAAGAATATCTATATCTTTTAAACCTTGATATTTGTTGATTCTTTTTAAGATTGCCATTTAAATGTTCTACTCCGTTATAAAAGTATTCTTATATAAATATTAAAATTTAAAATAATGATACTTATTTATATATATAAAGTGTGTATAAGGTAAGTATAATTATGAAAAAAAGATATAACTTTACATTAGATGAAGATGTTATGGAATGGTTGAAATATTACTGCAAAGAGAATAGAACTAATTGTTCTTCTTTTATAAATCAAACATTAGGTAAGATGAAAGGTGGTTTACCACCAAAGGCTAAAATGCCATCAATCTCTACTAAACCTAACGGATGAACTTCCATTAACCTTTTTAATTTCTAATAAAGTATCAACAAAATCTCTCATAGATTCTATATGAGAAACAACCAATGAGAATTGAAATTCTGATTTCAAATATTGAAACAATTGTGAAACTGAATTTAAGTTTTCATTATCCATCGTTCCCCATCCCTCATCAATAGCAAGGAAGTTACTTCTTGGTAGATTACTTACATTCATTAAACCAACTCTTATTGCAAGTGAACTAATGAATCGTTCCATACCACTTGATAACTCTAAAGGCCATACTCTATCATCATCATAAACAATGTGAGTATCTATTTGTTTACCATCCATATTAAACACAATACTAAAATCAACTATCTGTGCAAGAATATCATTTACTGCACCCTCGACTGTTGGTAATGATTTACTAATCAAATCATATGGTACACCATCTCGTTTGATTGCCTCAAGTAAGTATTGATATGCTTGATGGTCTCCCTCAAGTTCTTCTACTTTATCTATATTAGTGTTGATTTGATTTTCTTTAGTTTTAAGAACTTTTATATCTCCGTGAATGGAAGTTAATTTCTTACTAACCATATCTAACTGATAATCTAAATCATCATTGTTGTTTTGTAGGTGGTCAATTGCTTGTGCAATCTGTTCATTAAACACTACATTTTTTTCTTGAGCTTTTGATTTCTCAATATCACTTGTAATAAGATTAAACTGAGTAGTTATATTCTTCTGTTTTTCTTTTATAAGATTTATATTAGATATAATGTTTTCTTGATATCTTTGTTTTTCACTTAACTTACCTTCTAATTCATCTAAATCTTTTTTAAACGCACGAACCTTAAATTGTTTCTGTATCTCATCTTCCATCAATTGTTTTTTCTGAACATATTGTTGTGCAAGAAGTTTATCTTTATCAAGATTTGTTTTAGTTTCAATAGCATCCAATGTAAATGGATTACTCATACAATGTTCACAATCCTCATCGTGTGTCAAATTACCAAGTTTATCAATCTTATCTAATTTAACTCGTACTTCAGATTTTAATTTATCTAATTCTATTTGAAATAAATCTCGTTCTTCTTCTAACTTTTCTAATTGATAATACTTTTCTTCTACACCATCTTGTTGGTATATTACAATCTTATTCTCAATCTCTTTTACTGCTTTTTCAAAATCATATTGTTCGGTTGAAAGTTCGTTAAGTTTTTCCTTGACATTGTCTCGTAATGTTGTTAACTTAGAGTGTTCATCTTCCAATGTTTTAATTGGTTTAAGTGTAGTATCAACTGGTTTTAATCTTAGAGTTTCTTGTTTAATACTATTCATTATATCTTTGATTGATTTCTTTAATTCTTTCTCATCTTTCTTAAAATCTTTTTCTTTAGATTCAAGTAGAATTAAATCATCAGTTATCTTTGCTAACTCACTATCATAATCTGCTTTTTTAAAATCATTAAGTAGTGTATTTACTTCTTTAATATCCTCAGATGCTTGTTGCCATAAAGTATCAAATATCTTTAATCCCATAAATTGAGATAACAACTCTTTTCTTTCCTTTTGAGTTTTATCAATAAAGACTGTAGAGTTATTCTGTGAACTCATAGATGTTAAAATAAAATCCTCGTAGTTACCAATAACTCGTTTGATGTTATTTTGTGTGGTTCTTCTTTGGTCTCCATTTAATGATATACTTTCACCTGTGTCATCTACCATCCAAAAATCTATATCAACTTTGACATGTCCAGTCCTTAGATTCTTTTTACCTTTTTTCTCAATAAAATAATCTATACCATCTATCTCAAAATTAACTTTACAATGTAATGTAGTTTTTGCTTTATTAATAATGTTATCTGCTTTAAATGTACGAGAACTTAAATCAAATAAGTTAAAACATAATGCATCTAATAGTGCTGATTTACCACTTGCGTTTGGAGCAAACAATCCAATCATACCATTTAATTTAGTGAAATCAACTACATTATCTTCACCATAACTGAATAGATTACTAAATTCAAATCTCTTTAACTTCCAATGTACATTTCTTTGTATATCAGCTTCTGGTACAACCGCGTTTAAATCAGTAAGTACTTTTTTAATCTTAATCATAGTATTATCATCAACAATATAATTGTTCTTTAAATACTCACTAATTAAATCAAACTGATAACCAACATTAGATACATCACCAATGTTAACTTTATTATCACGAATCTTATCTGTTGATAATCCGTCTACTCTTGTGATAACTGATTCTTGAATCTTAGCCATCTTTTGAACTTTAGTCATTAATCGTTTTAATTGAGCAGGTTTCGTATTACTTACTCGTACACGAACTCGTGGTTTATTTGGTAAATCACTTAAATCTGGTAACTTACCATCATCAATATTAATAGTATAATAACCATAATCATTATGTATCTCTATATACTCCGATTTGCGGGCAGGAACATCCCAAAGTAAATAACCCTTACCTATATCCTCTCCGTGATTTTGCTGTACTAATGAACCACAATAAGATATAGTTTCTTCTTTATTAAGATGTTGTCGTTTGTGTATATCTCCAAGTAATCCTAAATCATATCCTTTGAACATACTCATCTTTACTTTACTTGGTAGTTTGAAACCTAAATCAGTTTCACTCCTATCGACTGTTCCGTGAAATAATACAACTTTGTTTCTATCACCTGGAACATCTTTTGCTTTAATATAATCTTCTTCTTTATCCCAAACATCCCACACTATAAAATCAGTATCTGCAAATGTATAAACACCTGTTCGTTTTAGGTAGTGTAGATTTGGATGATTTAGATTTTCTACGATTGGTGTTAAACAATCCATTCTATTTAGATTATTTAAATTACAATCGTGATTACCAGCGATAATAATTGTAGGTACAATATCTGCAAGGTTTTTAAATAACCTTGACAATTGGTCTATCAATTCTGGTGACATCTCACATTTAGAATGAGCAATATCACCACCAATATATGCAACCGCATTATTTGGATTCTTTTTTACTTCCTCATACAACCCATTGAATACTTCTTCGTACTCTCTGTGTCTTTTCAAGTTCCTAATTTGTATGTCGGAAATATGGTGTATATGCTTTAATTTACGAAAGGGAACTTTAACTTTTTCTTGAATCAAGAATACTCCTTTAGTATCTTTTTAACGCGTGGTAACTTTTTATTTTCACAAGTAACATCCCATGCGAATACTTTGCCATTTTTCTTATAATAACTATCTTCTGTAATTCCCAAAAACGATTTTATTTTTTCATACGCTTTTAAACTTGTTATATGCACTCTGTGGTGTCCATCACCAAATTTCCATATTTCATCTCTTGTTGCCATAGATTTTCATCCTCATCAATTCTTTAAAATTAACTTCTTTAGACAACAACACCTGGTCAATCATTTGCAAATAACCTAAATCACTTGGGTCTTTACCTTGTAACTTTACAAACCTCACATCGATATCCAACGCCATCAGTTTAGATATTATTTCCAAAGACGACTTGAAAGCATCATCGTCTAATGAAATAAATACCTGTTTGACTCGCTTTTCGACTATTTTATTGTAAAGTTTAGGTAAAATTGTTTTTCCGAATAGTGGGATTGAATTGTTTTTAATGGCCATTGCATCAAATACCCCCTCACAAAGTATAATCGGTTCATCCCAATTAACATATAGGTCGAAACCGATGATATCCTTTTGAACGGGTGGATTCTTATATTTCATACCGCCTTTATAAAAATCCCTACCAACGAAATAATTTAATTGTCCATCACTATCATATGATGGTATAATGATTCTATTCTGATATGTACCACTTAAACAATACCCTAAGTTATATCTGATAATATCATCAAAAGATAATCCTCTCTCCATAACAAATTTAAGAGCGTGTAACTTCTGTACTGAATCACCACCATTCCATAATGGTTTACACTCTTTAGGTAAGGTTACCGCAATTTCTTTCTTATCATCTTTCTTTTGATAATATGTACTACCAGTAGCATCACTTAATTCTTTGTATAATGTACGATTGGCATTTACTTGTTTAAGTAATTGGAAGAGATTATGTCCACCTTGATTACTTACCCAACAATGCCATTTTCCAGTCTCTATATTGACTTGTAATTTTTGTTTATGATGTGAAACAAATGGTGACCAATACATATACTCATTTGTTTTCTTTAACTTTGTACCCTTAGATTTTAATGCTTTATCTAAGATGTTTATAACTAATTGACTCATTTTATAAAATCTTTATTATTCCAATTCTTGTGTTGATTTTCCCTACACCACTTTTTTTGTAACCTTTTTAATTTTTTCATTCCATACTCAGATATTTTTTGATTCTCATCAAATACTTTATCATCACCTATCATATCTTTTAATATCATAATGCTATCAACACTCGTTACAAAAGTATCATCTATTTCTGTACCATCTTCTAACTTAATTATTACACTCATTTAATAAGTTCTACAAATTCCTTTAATTCTATTACTGCGTAGGTCTTTGACCTGTTTCTTTTAAACACCACAACTGGTGTTCCTTTATGTGAGTATTCCTCTGCTTGTTCTAAGGCACTCCATATATTTAATTTTTCGTGATTCTTACACTCGAATGAGTATGGTATAAGTTTACGGGCTGCAGGTGATAACTGAATATCCTCTCCACTCTCTCCCATAGTAGTGGATTTAATATCATCTGGTTCTAAATCTGTGAATGTTTCGAGAAGAAGTTCTCTTACTGAATTTTGTAGGCGTTTGCCTTTGTTCTTTGCTGAACGAGTTTTCATATTATAAAACCTAAGTTAAAGTTATTAGTTATATTATTTAAAAGCTTTTAATTATTAGTTATTAATAAATATATTATAAATCTCTCAGAATGTAATTTTTATTTTTTAATTGGGCGTAATAATTTCAGAGAAAAATAAGGTTGTGATTTTTCTTAGAACCTTTAATGTTAACATAACAATTGTTATTAATATATATCCAGAAAAAAGCTTAAATTAGAATTTATTTTTCCATTTTTTACGATATTCTTGTTGAGCCCAATTCTCTGCTTTCTTTTCCCACTTATTATGTAGATATCTATCTTTACCATACAAATCAGCCATATTTCCAGCTTGATTATATTTCTTCATAAACTTTTTTATACCCATTTTGTTTACTTGTTTTGCATGGTGTATTTCGTGTAAGATAGTAATAATAAATTCAGAAACCTTTGGATAATATTTTTTTAGATTGATAGTATCAGTATCCCAATTATATCCACCCTCATCTTTACCATAAGTACCAAACTTTACTTTAGATTTTAATCTATAGTATTTTACTAATTCAGATGCCACAAATAGTAAATCCACTCGTTCCATCAATAGATGTATTGGTGTTAATTTAGGAATCATTTTAATCCTTTGAATAATGCTTTAGCAACTTTCTTTCCATATTTCTTATCAGATGGATAATGTGCTTTTCCAATTATTCTTGAATGTGCAATATCTTCACCTATCTTTTGATACATTTCAGTATTACTTGGATTATGTTTACTTAATATATCAGCAATTAAATATCCTTGTATTGCATGTCCACTTGGAAATGATGGTGTTTTCATACTATTAGTTTCCGTACCATTTAAATCAATACCATAGAACTCAGCAATTTGATAAGGTCTTGGTCTATTATACTCATATTTTAATTTCATAATAAACTTTACTGATTCGTGTTCTATTTTTTTAATATACTCATATATACCAAGTTCTTCTGCATAAGGTTTAAATGTTTCTTTAACTTTATCAAATTTTAAAACTTTATCCTTATTTGGTTTTATTGAACTTAAATACTTAATTTCATCTAATGTAGTAGAACTATCATTTGATGGTGGTTGATATTTTGGCATTACAAGATTCTCGTGAAAACTTGGTGTAGGTCTTGTAAACCTTTTTTTGTGTTTTGGTTTTATAGTTTCTGTATAAACCATAGATTGTAATTCAATCAACTCTTTTAATTTAATCATTATCTACCCCATTGGTTTTGATTCTTAGGTTGTTTTGCTTTCCACTTTTTGTGTTGGTTAGCTGTTCTACCTTCTTTTTTCCATTTTGCGTTTAGTTTTTGTTTCAATTGTTTTCTGTTTTTTGCATTTCTATTTGGCATTTTACCCTTTCATTAATCATCGGCGTGTTCCAATAATTTATTATCGTTTTCTTGATTATTAAACCAGAAATCAACAACTTTACTAAAACTCGCAATAAACCCACCTAACATAAGTAGTAGGATTTCTTTCCATTCTGGCATTAAATCTCTACCCAATCCAATGAAATAAATCATCAGAAGTAGTACAACCATAAATATCACCATTATGATTAAACTTACTTGCCACTTTTTTTGTTGTCGGTATTTTATAATACCAACTAATTCTTTATTAATCCAATGTTGTTGCTCTTGACGAGATGCAGCCATATTATCTTTAACATCTTTACTAACTACATCTTTCATCTTTTTTATTGTTTTATCAATAGGCATTAAAGTCTCCTAATCTTTAAAAAAGTTTGCATTAATATCGATATATTCTTTCCATTCATCTGGTAACATATCTTCATCAAATATAGCTTCAACTGGACACTCAGGTTCACAAGCACCACAATCAATACATTCTTCTGGGTCAATGTATAATTGTTTCCCATCTAATGTATCTAATCCAGGTACTTCTGCTCCTAACCCATCCTTATCAATTGGGCCGTGAATACAATCTACTGGACATACATCTACACAAGCTGTATCACAAGTTCCCACACAAGGTTCTGCTATTATAAAAGCCATTTTATTTCCAATCCCATATTTTTAGTGCATTATAAGTTACACCGAACCCAATTACGGGTTCTGTTAATCCAGTACTCTTATCGTATTGAACTCCAACAAATGGTCCAACACTAATTTGGTTTCTTGGTGGTTTAACTTTTATTCGTTGTCCATCACCACCACTCATATAAACACTATTACCACCTGATTCCCAAATTCTATCATCGTTATACACAAGGTATTCGTGTTTACCAACTTGGTCAACCAAAGGTGCACCAAATTGTAATCTACCATCAAACCCAACATTAGTTTCTGAATCTACTATTGCGTTATTCTGTAATTTATATCCCATTCCACCAAACACTTTCATATAAGCATCTTGTGAACCGAACTCAAACTGAAATGGAATTGTATTCATATATGCTAATCCCAATTCTATTCCAAGACTATCGAGGTCATCTTTCAAATTTTTAATTTTCTGATTGTACTCGGTATTCCATTTTACTTGTTCGTAATATTTTACTTGTAAATCTTGAAGTTCATTATGTTGGTCATTTGATAATTCCCTCAAATACTCAACCTCCTGATTTAAAGTATCTATCTCAACTTTGTTGACAGTTATTAATTCTTCCTGTCTATCTGAATCTTTGGTTAGAAAATCCATTTCTTGTTTGGCGTAATAATATCGTGTACCCACAACAGCAAGTACAATCAAGATGTTTATTACAACACCAAGAATCGTATCTTTTCTAATCATTATTCGAGTGTGGAAATTGCATCATCAATAGCTTTTCTAACTGCTCCACCCAACTCTGTTTTGTTGAATGGTACATCATCAGAGATTTGTAATCCTGTAGCTGTAATTGTTGTTGAAATTTCACCCTCACCCCTTGATGATTTAATATTACCTGATTTGGTGTTTTCCATATTTACCATTAACCTAACTTCTGTTTTAGTACTTCTACGATTAAATAATCCTACAATACTAAATGCCTCATTAGGTTTACCAAGATACACTACCTCTACTGATGCTACAAAATCTGCATTATTATCATCAGTTAAAATATATCGTGTATCTGAAAATGATTCTTGTAATAATTGACGAATACCGAATGTTATTCTTTCATCCTCAACTACTACTTTATCAGAAACACTTACAAACTCTGATATTCTCAAAGTAGGTCTCTTCAGATTACCCTCACCAACTATTGATGGTTCTGGTAAACCTTGACTCATTAAACCACTAATTAATAAAAATCCAATTAAGAATTTTTTCATTTTCTTCTCCTTAAAAGTAAGTTCCAAATAATAAACTATATGTTCTACTTCGTTCGCCGTAATCATTCACGACTGTATTTAAACCCATTGAGAAACCAAGATTCAATTTGAATGCTTGTCCCAACTTCCAATCCACCGAAATGGTTGGAAACATTATTATTGGACTTCTTAGTAATAAATATCGTTCACCTCGATTATTACCCTCGTAATATCTCATCAATGTGTAAGCAACATAATTACTTATTGTTAAATCCGCATTACGAAATTGAAATGGATATGTCATACCATATACTAAATTGATATTAGCAAATCCATTATCACTAACCATTCCGTAAGTTCCTGTCAATACAATCGCTTCTGATAAAGGTTTATCAAGGGATTTTGCGTAGGATACCGAAGCTAACCAATCCCACCCCTCGAATGTTTCAAAAGCTAATGCAGTACCATTCCATTGTACATTTTGTTTCTTAGCCTTAAATTTAAATCCTTGTCCGTATGTTAACGAACCCTTTCTTAAATCATCTGTAAAATTTAGATTACCATCGTGTCGTCTACTACCATCAAAACTTTCTTTTGTGTAAACACTATTAAATGAAGTAATCCACTTACCACTTAACGAATCTCGTGTGGTACTCTGTATCGCATAATTTACTTGTTGTGGGTCTACTGATATATCATCAGTTTTACTGAATTGTGATGCAGCACTACTTGCAATCACCGAAGATAACACTTCTTCTGCAACCCTAACAGCACAAGGAAACAAATCTTCAAAATCATTATAAACCGATTCTGCCCAAGATTCTAACTCTCCATTTAAAACTTGTTCAAATGTAAAGTATCTTGTTCTATTATAATATGTAACTTGAAATCCACCACCATCCTCTTGTAGAGTATATGATTCCCTTATAGTAGTTTGATTACAAGGGTCAATATAACTATAAAAGAAAGACTGGGCAGAAACCGAACTACATAGTAATACTATATATAATAATTTCTGCCACATTCATTTCTTTTACCAACCCTTTCTTTCAATCGCTCTAATAACATTAACAACAGCAGTTTCCATTGCTTTGTTACCAGCGGAACTCAAAGAACTTTGGTTAAATTCCATATTAGGATTTTTTAAAAATCCTTGTCCTATGGTTTTGGCTCTTCCTTGACCACTACCCACTACATATTGAGTGTTCTCTAAGTTAACCAATTTAACCTGGATACCAATAATAGTTTCATTACTTGTTACTATTTTACCACCCTTGATATCTTCAGTAAGGTTTACTGCAAAATCATAAATGGTAACATATCCCCAATATTTGGCAACATCAATTTTAGCGTTGTTTGCTTTTAAATCATTCAACATCATTAATTGATTATCTCTGTCGGCCTCTATCAAATTGAATCTTCCTGTATAAGATGCCACATTTTCCATTTCTTGTGTAAGACCAAATGCAACCCTTTTTTCTGCAAGTTCTGGATATCTTTCTTCGAGTTCTTTATTAATTTTTAACTCTACTATTTTTAATCCATCAACTTTGGTAATTTCTACCTCATCCAATGATTTCTGCTTTTCATACTCACCAACATATTGTTCGGTAGATACTGATGCAGCACACCCGTATAAACCTATTAGTAACAATATTGAGAATATCTTGTTCATTTTTTTCTCCTATTTATCTGAAATCCGATAACGGGTCTTTCAGTAGTTTTTCCAATCGTTTAATCTCACCATTTAATTTATCAATCTCATTTTCAAGTTTGATAATATCACCATCGTAAGATTTAATTTTTGGACTTTTTAGTTTATCAACTTTATCACGAAGATATACCAGGTCCTCATCGTACCCTGCAAATATCTCATCATACTTATTGAATTTTTCGGTTACGATTTCTATATCACTTGCATCTGCAAAACCTGTAACTACTTCTTCCAACGAATCAATGCGGGCAGTAAAACTATACCAACCAGCAATAGCGGTAGAAAGAAAAGTAACAATAGCAACAATGTTATTAATCGATAATCCAAACTTTTTTCCTTTAATCTCTTCAACGAGATTCTCTGCATCTACTATGTCTTTTGCCATAACTAACTCCTATTTTTAACATTCACAGCAAGAGCAATTACAACTCTCACATTCACATTGTTTACACTCACACATTTTATATCTCCACATTTATGGTTAACTGAAATGTATTACTTAAAGGAAAGGTTTCATCACCATTGATGTACCCAACCCCTACTCTGTAACTATCTACTTTAAATCCTAAACCAACTGAAGAATAATTTAGTTCGTGAGTTACATCATTAAAGTATCCAATGTTAAAATCCATTAAATTCTTGTATTGATATTTTAACCCTTGACCGTGTGTATGATATCCATCATACAAATTCCATTGGTTGTAAAATCTAAAATCTTTTACTGGTACTGAAAACCCTACATTAACACTTGTAGGTACTTCTGTTTTCCAATCATTAAATTTTGGTTGATATCCAAAGTTTTGAATTGCTAAATCTAAATCAACTCTACTCCATAGATTCTTAAAGTGTACTCCAGCATCTACAAGTATACCAGTTGCCTTATCGGTATGTAATGTATGGTTAACAATTTTACCACCAAAACCAATAGCAATGTTTTCTACTTTTTTTCTTTTGTGTTCTAATTTAGTACCCCACCCAACATATGCAACAAGTGAGTTAGGACTAAATTGTCCTGATATAGTTCCATTTATATCTGCAACATTTTGTTCACCATAATCAAAGTATAGTAAACTAAATGTTAAATTTTTATATCCAGCACCAACATAGTTATATCCCATATCATCTGTAATATTAGTTAACCAATTTACTCGTGTAAAGCTTAAATCAACTAAACTATCTGTATCAAAATACGCACGAGCAGGATTATGAAATGCCAATGATTGGTTTCCTAAACTTGCTTCTTCTGCTGTTGGTGATAATGTTAATATTCTATTAACTTGTCCAAATAAAGAACTGATTAATAGTAAACTTAATAATATTTTTTTCATCATCTTTTCCTACTTCACGACCGTGAATTTGTTAGCTTTAATTCTCTTATCTGTTTCAAGAACAAATATATAAACACCTGGTTCTAATACTTTATGCTCTTGATAAACACTTTCTTCTGGTAACCACGCACCTGGTGTGTTACTAAAATCAAATGTATGAATACCTTGTGAAACTGGTTCATCTAATAATTTACCAATATACTGTCCCATTGAATTTAAGATGTAGATTTTAACATCAGTTAACTCATCTACATAAAATTGGAACTTTGTAGTTTCATTAAATGGATTAGGATAGTTATAAGTTATCTCATCATCATCTGGTTCTCCACCACCGAATGCCCAATACTTATTCCATACTAATATTTTACCATCTTGTTTATTTACTAATAAATCTTGACCACTTGGATTACCAGCTACACCTTTACCAACAAATTGTACATCTGCTTCAGTCCACTCTGAATCAGGAAAATCTGCTTGGAAAATCATATTCAATGCAATCATAGGTTCATTAATCCAATATTGTTGTGGTGCATTACCTGGTGAATAATCCATACCACCAAACGATACTTTCTGATACCCTATATCATCAGGTTCGTGTACATTTACATAAGTAAACCACGGGCCTGGAAGAACATCTGTTTTCATATCAATAAATGTTAACTGATTGGTATTGAATAACACCTCGAACTCAAATCCAGCAACATCAATATTTTTTAATTGGTCTGGTGTAATATAAAATGGTACTTCTATTTGGTCACCACTTTGTACTCTGACAGTTGAATCTGCTGGCATTGAGAAAAATACATCTGGAGTTTGAGTAGCAATTTTATTTGCCCAAGTACCTGGTGCACTTCCGTTACCCCAACGATAGAATGTTGTTCCATTTACATCTATATACCCATCTGCATCATTACCTGGTTCTTGTACTTTAGTACCAGTATTATTAATATCTCCTGTAAAGAAATATCCCCAATCAGGTAAAGTTAAATCTGGATTAGCATCACTACCATATGTAGAGTTACCTGCACCTAATGTTACACCCAAAGTATCTAACCCAGTCTGAATTGTATTCATCAATGGATTAGTAACTTCTATTACTCCAAAATTTAATTCTTCGGATTGGTCAAAATCATCATCCTCAAAGACTGTAAATTCGTATTTCTGTGCTCCTAAATCTTCATACCATTCATATGGAAATGGATTACCATTTTCTTTTAATGTATCAATCGTACTCCAATTCTCATATGAGTTTCCATTTAAGTGTGTATAGTTTTCAAATATACCTGAAGTATATGCCCATAAGAAATAAGCATCATTTAATTGAAATACATCATCACCATCAACATCACCAATAAAATATTCAACTGCATCTAAAGTATCAACACCTGTTACTGATTTCCATTTGTTACTTTGAAAATTAAATGCAGCAATAGCATCATTAATATTTGTAATTGCATATCTATCAAGTTCGTATTGTGTATGTGTACCTATATCATCATCTGCATCTGGTGGATAAAACGATACACGATAGTAATTATTTCTTGGTAATTGAATATTAAAATATCCTCTATCATCAACAAATGTAGAATCATAATAACTAATTCCTAAGAAACCCTCACCTGGTAAAGTTTGTGCTGCAGTAGTTCCTTGGTCATCAAACCAAAATGTAGATGTTCCATCACCGATAACATCATCAGTAGTGGTTTCATCAGTATTACTTGTCTCATCATCTATATCCTCAATGTTATACCAATTAGAAACACTACCTGGATTACTTTGGTCAAGTTCAAATACAACTTTCCAATAAGGATAAGTTCTATCATCATTAGTACCATTTCTTTGTGCGTATCTAAAGAATCCCTCAACATCTAAAAGTTTTGGATGTAGTGTGATATCTCCACGAGCACCACCATCATCAGTTTCTTCCGTTCCCCAATTACCATCGATGTAAACCTTGTAATCTAAAAGATAATCATCTGAAGCGTATGTGTAGTACCCAAAACCACCATTGTATAATGTTGGAACTCTAAACGATTGTGGTGAAAAATTATCTACTACATCTTCTATTTTAAAATTTAATTTTATTAATTGTTTTTGTACACCATCACCACCACCAAATTCAAAAGTATTTCCATTGTGTGATACCATAGTGATTCTTAACCAATCATATCTATTATTGTTTTCAGATATTTCACCATCTGCAGTTTGAAGTGAATCAATATATCCTACATTAGAATAGTGTACAACTTCATATGAGTAATCTGCTCCTGCAGTTGAATCTCCCTCTGTTGCACTTGATAAGTGAGAACCCTTTAATACTTCTGTATCATCGTGGTCCCAATCAATTAAATCATTGTCAAAAACTATATCTAATCTAAATGCTGTTATATCTGCACCATTATCATCAAGTGTAACTTCCATTGTCATCACACTATCTCTAAATGCATCAAAGTTATTGTTATACAATGCAGGATTATCTTTATCATCTGCAAGGTATGTTTGTAGTTGGAAAGTTTCCGATTCTCTCCACCAAGTTTTTGGTAAATTATATTCGCCTGTTTGTTTGATTCGGATTATCGGCTCTTGTGCCCACGATAGGGAAAGTACCAATAATAGAACCAAAGATTTTAAATAATTGGACATTTAAAATTCCTTATATGTTGTTATTCTATCTCTATGTTAACCTTCCGCTCGCGGGTATGCTACGGATTAAATTTTGGAACTCTTCGTTCCAATAATAAATATAATATATTTACAAATTATACATCAAATCTAACAACTATCGAAGTTTGTGTTTCTTTTGATAATTTGACTGGTTTAGCTAATTTACCAACCACCAATAACTCATTACTATCATTATACAAACCGACTGTTGTTAGATAAGGTTCGAACGCTGAATGTGTTACGAATCCCTCATACTTTGTTGCTGCATTATATTCTTCTTTATAACTCCCAGTCCCTTGTCCAGATGGGTCTGAACCAGGTGGAAAAAATTGTGATATATTGTTACTACCTTTACCTACTGAAATACTACCACTTCGTTCAAATGTTGAACTTATATTTGTTGTAGCATTATATTCATTAGGTTCTAAAGTAACTACATATTCATACTCATAAATTGTTTGAGTAGATTTATATTTTAAATCGTGACCAGTATCAGTTCCAGCATTTGATAATGAACCCGTATCTGTGATTACTATCACACCATGCTCATAAAAAGCATTTCCTACTTGTGAACCACTTCCGTTTGCATCTGCTTTATCATAATCAAAAGAACTTGATTTGTAAGCTGCAAAACTTGATGAGTAATTGTAATCGTAAATATTACCATCACCATCATCTCGTAAATCATAAGTGATTCCACCAGTAGTTACATCCATTTGGATACTACCAGGTTTTACTTTTTCACCAAATAAGTTTCTTGGTATTGTGAATACTCTTGCACTTCCGTGTAATACTTTTTTTGTTTTTGTATAATTGTTACTACCGAAAGTTCTAAGTGGTTCATCATTTTCATAATACGCATTCTTAATCATAAAGTAATTTGGAATATCGTAGTATGTACCAAATTCAAATCCACCACTTGCAGGAACATATTTTCCAAAACTTTGTGATGCAGCTGAACCAGTCATAAAATTATGAATAGAACCACTAACTGCTTTTAAAACAAGATGTCCACTCCCACTACTAATATTAGTAAGAGTGAAATCTTTAAATACTTTAAAAGGTCTGATTGACTTATCTGATGGGTCAATGTTCTTTAACATTACTTACCCCTAAAAATCAAGTTTTACTTTTATTATAGCTTCTCTTGAATATGATTTTAATATTGGTTTACTCAATTTTGCAACTGCTAACAATTCATTATCATCATTATAAAGTCCTACTTGTGTAATGTACACTTTAGGGTCTTTAAAGAATGTTGAGTTTGTTAATGAACCATCTGAACCAGTAAAGAATGTTGGATTAGCACTAAAGTTATACTTTTTGTTATTAACCCTACAAAAGAAATTAGTAGAATTAATCTCCTCTTCTCTTCTTACTTGAAACTTTCCACCAGTTACAATTTTATTAAAAAACTTTTTAGGATTATCATCAAACGCATCTGCACTTCTTGCAGTAGCCATTCCAGCAATATCATCCATATGAGTTGCATTTAATAATATGATTCCTAAATCTGGAAAAAATGAACCAATCGAACCACCTGTCTGTGATGTTGCAGCAGTATTTACAACTCCTGTACCAGTCTCTAATGAACCAGTAACAACATTGTAAACTCTACCACCCTCATTGACAGTTGGATTATTTGTAGCACCACTATCATCTATCAAGTGTGTTGTACCAACTTTTAATTCCCAATTACCTGGGTCAATCTTTTCTCTCATTCTTGCTCTATTAAAAGTAATAAAGTAGAAATCATCAGATGCAGATGGTGCACTTGTAAAAGAAAACTTTTCTGTTAATGGTGGTAACAACACATTAGAAAATTGTCTATACATTGCTTTAGAATCTTGTCCACCCGTAGTTAATTTTGTAGTATTACCAGCAGAACCACTTCCATTGAAGTGTGCATATCCTAATGAGAATTGTATCTCAGCAGTTGCTGCACTTGTTGCAGGGTCTTGATGATAAATAGATAAATGTGAACCAGTTACCTGTCCTTGTGAAGATGCAGTAAAGAAAGAAGTTAAAGTTCCACTTCCACCACTAAAGATACCACTTGAGATTTTTACTCTTTGGTTCTCCACTACATCATTTGAAAAATCGAATCTTGTAAATACTGACATCTCTTACTCCTATAATGTACTTTGGTCGGCTTTTATCGTAACTGCTACATTAAATGTTGCACCTGTTGATAATCCCACGACCGTTATGTTGGTTGAAGTATCTGCTGTTACTGAACGAGATACAAGATTTACTGACCTACCTTGTAGAGTGATTGAACGCTTTCTCTCTTCTTCGTTTAGGAATACTGGTGTTGTTGCACCAGTGTTGACTTGTAAATCATCTATATCTTCTTTTTGAATAAAATCAAATTCTTCCATTAATGCTGCTGCACCTAACTTTTGTGCTGCACCTAATTTAAAGAATTTCTTCTTACCCTTAGCTTTCATCTTCTTCTTTTTCTTCTTAACAATTACTGGTGTTAAGTTAGCGATAGTAGCATCGTGTAATACGAAACTATATCCTGCTTCTGCATCACTACCATTTCTTGTATTTGGTGTAATGGTCTGTGTAATACCAGGTCCATTAAAAACCAATGATGGTGATGGAACTTCCAAGATTGGAAGTTTTGCAGTATTCTTTGGAAGAGATACTAATTTATATCTTAATATTTGGTTCTCATCTACAAATGCTTCTAATAACGGCATGTTTTCTATTACTGCTCCGTAATAATTAGACCCATTAGGATGAGCTGTATCCCATAAACGATAATCTACTTCATCGTCTGCTAAAGCAAATTTCGTTATTTTGAACTCGTCTTGACCTCTTGCGAGTAATTCTCGACCTTTCTTCGTAAGAACGGCATCGACGGTTACGCTTGTGTTATTTAAAAATCCCATTGTTTTTACTCCTATTGATTTGAACTAAGATGGATTGCGTTCATTATATAAATATAAGAATCCAAAGTTTTTACTCAACTTTTAACTTAGAATCACCAGGTTCTTGTGTTACCAACTTAGTAGGTGTGGTAATTGTTATTTCGACTGGGTCTAGTCCATCTATTGTGTTATCTTTTGTTAAATTACTACCTTTATAAAACAATCTAAATAGTGAAGAATCGAGTGCTACACTTGTAAATGAACTTCTCTCGAATGATGCACTAAATTGATAGTTTCCATTAAATTCTGTGTGATATCCATATCCTTTTGCTATCGAATCTGATAATGAACTCGTATAGTAAGGAACTTTAATATCGTTGTGTTCTGATAAACGAGAAGCAGTTATAAAGGGTTGAACTGTCTCTTCAAATGTTGTATCTATATCACCAAATGTAATACTTGCTGTTGCGTATAATGATAAGAATGGTGTTCGTGGGTCTATCTCATCTATTTTGTTCAATGTTGGATTTCCTAATATTCCAACCGAACCACTATCCATTGTGTATAATATTATTTCACTTTCATATACTGGATATTCTCCAGATAGTGAATATGGATTTGGTGAATCGGAACTACTTAATCTACTTGATAATTGTATTCCATCTGCAAAGTGTCCAGCATTTTCATAATATGTATTTTCAAACTCTGGTATTTTTCCTACAACTTGTTTACTTCGTTCTAAAATATTTGGTTCTATTAATAAACCAAGTGTTGCATTTGTTCTTGCTGGAATCATTGCTCTTAATTGTTTCCATATACTACCATCAAAAAATTCTATAATTCTCATATAATCCCAAAAGTTATTTGAACGATTATATTTTTTCCAATAATCTCTTTGTACTCTATCTAATCCACGATAGTAATCAGAATATTGGTCTCTTGGGTCTCCAATTTCATTATCAAGATTTATATCTGCTAATGAATACATTATATCTTCATTTACTACATCTGTAGGTGAGAAGAATACTCCAAGTTTATTACTATCTATTGGTGCAAAATCTAACGATGATGCTTCAACTCTAATATTAGAAGATAAGTTACCAGTTAGTTTTGTTGCCTCAGTTCTAATCTTTGTTGCATTTCTACGAGACGGTCCTACATTTGGAACTCTTAGTTTTTCTTGGTCTACTAAACTTCTAAATGGATTACCACTAAATCCAACTGCACTCGCACTTGGAAAATAACTTGTAGTGTAAGATTTATCATCAAGTGATTCTGGTAAAGTATTTAAATCAGTATTATCATTTAATGGTAATCTAAATATTAAATTATCATATGCAGAACTTGTTGTATTACCATTATAACTCTTTGGTGCTTGGACATGATTATCAAATACACTTTGTGATAATGGTTCACTCCACAATCTAAACTCTTGCATTGAACCACTAAATCTTGTACCAAACTCTCCGTTACCACCTATATAAAATGTACCATCATCGTGTACTGATTTATTAAACGCTGCTCCTGCTGAAGCATTTCCATCTATATTTACACTTTCACTTGTTTGATATAAAATAACTTGTCTTGTAGCATCATATTGTTTTGATGTTAACTGATATGTTATATCTTGTGCATTTCCATCTGCAGTTAAATCTAACCCACTTTGTGATACTCGTGTTAACATCACACTCCACATATCATTATTATAATATGGTTGTAGTGATGATGTCATAAATTGAATACCTGTTGATGCAGATACACTAAATTTTAATTTACCATAAGCATCAGTTAATCCATTATCTTGTATTTGAATTGCAAAACTATGATTACCAACACCCTTTTGAACTAATGTCATATCCTTTGATGTTGGTGCTCTAAATCTAAATTCTAAAGTTTCTGGTTTGATTCCACTTGTACTATCATCTTGCCAAGGAAATTGTAAATACTCACTTGATTTAAAATCAGCAGCGTAACTAAACTTTCTTTTTATTTCGTGACTAACTCTATCATTTAAATCTGGTCCACCATATTCTCTAATTCTTAAAATAGAACTTGGAATACCATAACAATTTATCAAACCTTTCATTGCTCGTTGGTTACCTTTGTTCTTCATAAAGAATGGCATATTAGCTAAAATTCTTTTCCATATTTCTTCGGTTACGGCTTCTTGTGGTGATTCGTATTTATCTTGACCATCTGCTGTTTTACCTAATAAGTATTCTGGTAAAATAACTAAATCATTTCCACTATCAACTTCAAAACCCATACTCTTTGCAACTTCACGAACTATATCTTTAGAGATACCCTCTGATAATTTATTACTTCGTTCATTGATATCTGTAAAGTGTCTTATGTATCCCCATATCTCATCAAATTGTTGTCCTGTCATATCCATAAAATCTAAGAATACTTTATTCTCAGTATCACTTGCTACATGCAGTGGTAAATTATTTACCAATCTATTCTGATTGTATGTATCGAAATCTTTTGCGTATCCAGTCCAAGTATCAAACCAAGTAGTAAATGTTGAACCACTTGTATGTTCTAATATAAAGTTTGTGCCATCTTCTCTTGAACCACTTGTCTTAGGCCAAGATGCATCATAGAACTCACCAAGAGAACTTGTTGCATAACTTGATGAGACTGTATATAGATAATTTTCATATGGGTCAAAACTATTTATAACTTCTCGTTTTCTCATATTAATATTTGCACGAGTATCTGCAGATGATGTAATATTTATCAATGCATGTGAATCAGTTTTATAACCCTCAATTAATTTTATCTTCTTTTTAAAGTTTCTTATTCTATTTTCCGCTCCACCAAAATTAACAAAGTTTCCAAATCCATAATCAGTTCTATCACTACCAAGTGCATCAGTTCGTATGGAATAATCAATACCCAATTGTACATCTAATAAACTACTTGAGTGTATGTGATTCGTTATATCATCTTGAACTGAAGTATCAGTTCCAATTAAATCATCATACTTTTTAAAATTAGTACTTCTAAAATTAATTGGATTGGTTGTTGAATTTAAATTTGGAACTCTTAAAAATAATGCTACGGGGTCCTCTTCTACAAATTTAGTTATCTTAACCATATCTTCGTATGGCTCCATTTTTTCTTCTACGAAATAAACTAAATCATTTTGTTCAATTGTATCTGGTAATGGTTTATAAGTTTTAACATAACGAGCAGTTCTATCTGCTACATCTCTTATTGGTAATTTTTTATCACTATCAGGTAAAGTTTGTGTTGGGGCATCTAACATATTAATACATAAATGATATCCCTCTTTAGTAACCATATAAGTATTTAATCTTGTTATCTTGTTTTTTCTATATGTTACAAATGAATCTGTAAAGATATCATTGAATCTATCTGGCCCACTATGGTCTGATTTGTTTGCTCCCTCTTCGTAAGATGTATCAACTCGTATTCTATCGAAATCTAAAATTTCAACAACCTTACCAACATAATCAACTGGTACTTGTTTAAATACATCAATTGGAACTAATTCAGTATCAAATGTAACGACTGTTTTATATTTTGCTATTGAATCTTCATCAGTAGCAAAATCTTCAATTATTTCTTTTGTAAAAGCTTTTGGTCTCCTATCAACAATATATTCATTAGTAGGTTCTAATCCTTTTGCATATCCTCTTTCATCAACAACCTCATCATCTGTTTGTATATTATCTCCTACCTCAGTCATTATCTCTTCTATTACTGAGTCTGATGGTGATGGGTCTGCTGGTGGTACATATGAACCACCACCTCCACCAGTATCTTCAAAATCTTCTGCAACCCTCAACATATTAATTCTTCTATCTCTAACACCTAAGAAATGTTCAATACTATTCCACTTACCAAGTGTTGCAGATGTTATATTGTTAGCAATGATAGTGTGGTGTTTGTCCAGTATTAGATTCCAAACATCTAATGCCTCAGCTTTAAATTCTGTACCAACTTCATTTGCTAAATACCATTTACCTTGATGTTTAATCGGGTGATGGTCTGTAGTGGTAAGATTTTTATAACGAACTAATTTATCTCCGTAAGGTCTGTTATCTTTAACTACCTTTAATACTTTTGCATAACCTTGTTCGGTTTTAACTTTCATACCAGGTCTCATCATTTTAATTGGAATGGTACGATTGTTACTTAATTTAATTTTTGTATCACCAGTAAAACAAACACTTCCATAATCATCCCTATCTCTATAATCATCATAATCTTGGTCTGGGCCTGGTGTCTTTTCTAATATTTCTTTTACTCCGACAGGTTCTTTATCGACTGTAGTTTTTACAATATCATCAAAGAACTCTTTCTTTTCATCTGGTCTTGGTGGTATGCTTTTCGTAGGTCTATTAATTAAAACTTCTGTTTCTTTTCTAACAAGTGTCTCTACCATTTTAGTTTCTGTTAAAGTGTATTCATACATACCCTTAACAACAACTTCACCACCAACCATTGCATCTGTAAATCCTCGTTCACCAACACCTGGTGTCATTATTAAAACATTACCATCAGTTTTATCCCATCTGACTGTTCCTGCATTTGCACCACCAATTCTTTTTGGTACATAAACAAAATCTTTATTTATACCAGCAAAGTTTTTACGATAAGAAACATTATTAATTAATTGGACATCTACTTTTACTTCATTCTTTGATGGTGATACTTCTTTCACCACATACTTCATTTCTTTTGGAAATACTTCTTCTAATGTTTGGTTAGTAGGTTTCATTCCACCTTTAAAATATCTTGTCTTACCATTAATAACTTTAGTAGAAATTTTTCCCATATTGATGAATCCCTCATCGTTCACCATAATGGTTTCTTTTTTACCAGCTAATCGTCTAAGAAAAAGATACTTAACTTTAAATTGACCTTCTTCATAACCTAAATCTCTGACGTGTCCACCAATATCTAAATCAATAGTATTATCGTCTCTGAATAAAACATCACCTGGTTTTAGGATATCATCTTCTAATAAATTATCCTCCATATCATAGACATAGAAATGTATGAAGTCATTAGCATCTCTACCAAAACCACTATACAATTGTTTAGGATATTCTAATTGTTCTCTGTCTTTATCTGTTAAACCATATTGTAACATTCATTACTCTCCAGTAGTTTTTTTGATTTCTTTTGCTACTTTATCTGCTATCTTTTTTGCAAGTTTACCTTTACCAAATATTTTTGCAATCTTTTCTCTTGCAGCATCTCTATCTGCTTGAAGTTGTTCTGTTTCTTCATCTAAATTCGGAAATGGTATTTCTTGTTCATTTTGAATTGCAATAGTATTTTGTAATTTTTTACCTGTTATATCTAATTCTTGATTTAATAAATCTTGTTCTTCTATTTTACCTTGTAAATCTTTTTTAAGTTGATTTAATTCTTCTTGTGTTGTTGTGGCTTCTTCAATCTCTTTTGGCATAAGTTCTAAGAATTGTAAATCATCACCAAAGTGTCGTATAACATCTGCTGTTATAGATGCTTTTTGTTCAACGCCAATTCGAACATATTGATATTCTTCTGTTAAAGTTTCACCTGGATTCTTTGGGTCCTCGTAAGATAATAAGAAACCATTTTCATCTCGTAATGGATTTAATGCATCAAGTGCAGAACCACTTATTGCGGCTCTGTTCTTTTCTTCTTCAAGTGCTTTTAAATGTTTTCGTTCATCTGCATCTTGAATATTACGATAAAAATCTTTTTTCTTTGCTTGTTCGTAAGTTAATGGCATTTTACCTCACCACTTTAAATTCATAATCATCATCATATATCATAGAAGTTTGGTCTACTCCACTACCACTAACAACTTTAATTTCAAATCTGTAGAATCTTTCAGGTTGAAACCCATTCATCCACACATTAAAGTAATTACCACTTGAATCACAACTAACAATTGAACCTGTACTAAATGGTATTATCACATCTTCTGTATGTGCATCTTTTATTGAATAGTAAGTTCCTTGTTCTATAGTTCTACTACCACTTGGTAGTGTTTTGATTGTTAATGCTGCTGGTGTAGTTTCAAATCCTCGTGTTGGATATAATTCTCTACCCACTACTCTAAATTTTACTTTTGATTTTTCTTTGTATTCTGGTTTCATATTTTGAAAATAAACAGTCAACCTCTCTAAATCTGTTGAACTTAATTCACTTAAACTGCCTGTGTTCCAAGTTGAATCATCCCACTCTACTTCTAACTTTGGCGGAAAGATAGTGTGGGTTTCTCTTGAAAAGAATTTCAAATTACCAAGTGGTGTTGAATTACCCTCTGCAGAACCAGTTGCGGTTGTGGGGTCAAATATAGAATGTAAACTTTGACTGGTTGCAGTATTATTTCTTTTTACAATAAATCCATTGTTTGGAAATACTGAACTGGAATAGATATGATTCTTAACTAAATCGGTTACATCCATTCTTATATCTCTTGTTTCGTAAACTAAATTAAATGATGATGAAATATTATATGAACTATCTAAACTTGAAGTGTACCAAGTACCACCTTGTGTAGTACTACCACTTACCCATTCTGTTTTATCAGTATCATTATCACGATACTTCCAACTTGCCCCATCACTTAATGCTGGGTCTCTATCGATTGTACCAGTTCCACCATTCCAACTTCCACTAATCATATATGTTTCTAAAGTTTGTTCTATCGCAAGTTCTGTAGAACTAGCATCATATAGATTTAAATAATACTTTGCATCACTTGGAATAATTCCACTTTGTACTGATGATGAGATATAACTATAATCAAATTTTAATAATGCTCTTGATACACTAATTGTAGTGCCTGAAGAGTTAACATTTTTTGAAACCTCTAATATTTCATCTAAACCTGTATTGATTGATGATGTAATACTACCTTCATAAATTGTTGTGTCTGTTGTTGGGTATTCAAAATAAAACATTAAATGTCTCCTACTACTCTACCCTCGATATCTAAGTTCGGGTATTTAAGTTCAAATATACTTGGGTCAAGTGATGAGTAAATAATTCCATCTTTTGTTGCAGATTGTAAATCATAGACATGTCCACTATATCCACTCTCAGTTCTCCACTTATTCTCAACAACAACCATTTGTTTCTGTGGATTATCATCTTCAGGTGGAACAACACTTGCTACACCATCAACTAAAGATATCACATAAGCAATATCACTTAAAATTATTGGTTGATTGATTTGCCATTTAGTTATATCAAAATGATTCTTTACCGCATCAATACATTTAAGTAAAACTGCATTTTTGTTATGTCCTCTCTGAGTTATGATTGAGAATCTACACCCAATATTAATTGTGTAACCATCTTTAATATTTATTGCATCTGTTAATACTCTGTATTGAGATAAATAAACTCTAAGGTTTTGTTTAACCGCATCATTTAATGCAACTAATTTTTTAGTTCTATCATAACCCAACACATACATATTCAATGCTAATGGATTGGGTATTGTTGTTATATTTTTTTCTTTTTTAATCTTACCATCTTTTATAATTGTCTGTGTATTTTGTTCTAATTGTTCATCTTGTACAATATGTACTTTAGCAATGTTACCATACTTTTGTGGTAATGAATAAACTCTTGTAATATAATCCTCTTTAGTAACTGCTCTATTTTGTGAATTAAAATATGCTAAAGCATTTTGTCTAATTTCTTCAGGTGATTCTCCACCACTTCCACCAGTAGCAGGTTCTTTGTTTGTAATACTAATACTATCTTTTGTTTCACCAACTTTATCAGAATCTAATCCCTCTTCATTTAATGTAGTGGAAAGACTATCATTATTTTTTAATTCATTAGTAAGAATATTATCTTCTATTGCTCCACCATATGTGTAAGTTATAGTTAATGTAATATTACTTGGTGCTTGTCCAAATGCTTTTGTTTTTAAAAAATTACTTGGGTCAAATGATGCATCAAGTTTACTAACACCAGTTCCTAATGATGAACCAACATTATCTGGATTTGGAATTATTTCTTCATCTGCATTTGTTGATGTTCCTGCACCAAATCGTAATTCTGATTTACCATCACTTCTCGTGTAGGTTGTAAATCTATTTGCAGTTTTAATTAACTTCAACATATAAGGTGCATCTGCTGCATTAGCAGATACATCAGGTGTGGTTGTTGCATTATTTTCGGTTGATGCAAAGACTGTATCTTGTGCTAAGAAAGGAACTTCGTACCAAGTATTTCCATCATCATCAACAACACTTAAAATTTGTATTACCTTTTCTTTACTTAAAATAACTTTGTCAAATTTAATTCCTGCACCGAATGTAAAATTCTCAGTAGTTTTTGTACCAGATTCTAATAAACATTTTTTAGTTAATGTAAAGTGTGTTGGTGTATCTGAATCATATTGTGATATTTTTTCTACTCGTGAATCAAGTGATGATGATGTTTTAAAATTAACATCATCTAATAATCTAAAAGTTCTTCCACTTTTGGATGAAAATATACTATCTGCATTTACCATTAATGCATAATCTAAATCAGGTGTTACACTTGTACCATCATCTTCTGCTGGTACTTCAATTGTTATCTCACTAAGTACTGATGCTGGATGAGATAGTTTTGGTTTATATCCAAATGATTGTGCAATTTTATAAATATTCTTTGTTTCTTCTGCAGCGTGTAATAAGGTTTCTCTGTATTGAGTGTCGATATAAAATGATAAAGTATCCCCAACATAACTTGCCATTTCAATAAACATCATACCTGGTGATGATTCGTTAAAATCATTGTATGCTGTAGGATAATATGATTTGGCGTATTCTAATAGATTAGCTCTAATAGTAGAAAACTCTCTACCAATATATCTAATATCTCTTTTTTCTTTTTTCTTATTTAGACCATAATCTACATCATTAGCCATTTTACTCTCCTGCGTTAAAATTAAAAGTTATTGTTTCAGGTGAATCTGGGTCATCAACTGTCACAATAAATTCTAATGTAACTACTATTTGGTTTGGGTTTGCTTCATCTTGTACCACAAAAACATTTTGTGCTTTTATATAAGGTAACCATTGTTCTAATGCTTCGTGTATAGTTTCTTCAATACTATCACTTAATTCTGGCCCAACTTGTTCAAATATTAATGCTGGTAAATTACTACCAAAATCTGGTTGACCAACTCGCTCACCTTTCATAGTTAATAAAAGATTTTTTATATTTGAAAATGCTTGTTCCTTGACTGTTTTTGCTCTTGGAAAAAATCCTACATTATCACCTTGATAAGTTAATGGAAATGTACAACCGAAGAAAGAATCTTCATCCTCATTAATCTGTTGGACAGATGGATTATTCGTTAGGTTGACATTTTCAGGCATTATCTTTTACTCTTCATCTTATCGTGTTTCATTAAAGCACTATAATCTTTTGTTAGGGCATCTACTACACTCTCAGGTACTTGGTCTGAACTAACTCCAGCTTCTTTCATTGTTTGTACCGCTGCAACTTTTCTTGCAGTTTCTTTATCACCACCAAATCCAGCATCTGCATATCCTAATAGTTCTGCTGCTCTACTTGAATCAAAAGCTCCTCCACCCATTGTTGGATATTCATCCGTTTCCATATTAGCAGTTTCATTAAGAATACTATTTAGAGATTCATTAGATGTATATTGTTTAACAACTGGTTTCTTCTTTACGATTTTTCGAACCTTTTTCTTCGCGATTGGTGCGGTTGATTTGAGAGTAGTACTTCTTTTAGTCTTTAAGCTATTTATTCCCTCATTAATAAATATCTGTTTGACCTCTTTTTGTACTTCTATTCGTACTACTTCTTGTATTATTTTTACTAATTGCTTTTTAGTCATTTCTAACTCCTTTATCCTGGTACATTATAACCTGCAAATGGTAAAGGTGATGGTGCTGCTGGAAACAGTCCACTCACCTGACCTAAGTGCGTTTTAAAACTTTTTATTAATTGTTCTACAAAATCATCAACATCTTTATTTGCTGCTCCCAAAGGAACATATGCTGCAGTTATTCCTGGAACTATTACAGTCGCTCCTGCTGCAGTAACTCCACCCAACCAATACAATTTTAAACCTGTATCGAGTTGTAGTGGAAATGGTGTTACTCCGTAAGATTTAAAAGCAATTTTTAACATTGCTTCTAATGCTGCAACATTACCACTTGCTAATGGTGCGGGTGGTGCTGCTCCTACAGTCATTCCAAGTTTAATACACTTATCATATGATTCAGCAATTACTTTTGCCATATCATCTCCTGCATCTAAACCCTTTTTATACTCAGCTTTAAATATATCCCAACTCATAATTTCCTCTAAAAACTATTCCATTTGACTTAATTTTATTAAATATTCTTGTTGCTTCATTGCCATATCAAATGTAAGTGAATCCATTTTATTTTTATGTTTCATCTCATTGATAAGTTCTTCTTGTCGTAACTTCTCTACTTGAAGTTCAATTCTTAAATACTCTTCTTGTGCTTGTAATTTATTTTCTAAATCTGAAACTCTATTTTCCATAGTTTTATATGTCCCACCAATACCACCTAAAGCAGTTATCGTACTCAAGATAACTTTAATAGTATCATTCTTCATTACTCTACCAAATTCTTAGGACTCTTTATTTGTGAGAGTGTTGATTTTAAACTAGCTAATAATCCTGCACCAGGTCCAACTACTACTGGCCCTGTCGGTGCTAACAAACCAGTCTCAATTAATGTTAGTATATCATTTAACTTACTTTCTAATATCGCACCTAACACTAATGGTTCTGATGCTTCAACACTTCCTATCTTGGTAGTATCTGCTTCTATCACAACTTCCTTTGGTGCACAAATAGAAATATTATTATTACTACCAAAAACTATATCCCCACCATTCTTTGTATTAAAAATAATTCTATCTGAACTAAGTAATATATTTTTTCCCTCATATGGTGGTGGTGATAATTTACTTTCTATACCAGGTGTAAATGTTAATGGTTGATTTGTGGTTATGTAAACACTCGAACCATCTGTATCAATTTTTTCTTCTACTGGTTGTTTTGGATTTGGAAAATCATCTTTTGATTGTCCAGCATTTAAAATAATATTTGGTGAATCTTGATTATCATTTTTTATATCACTACCAATTCTAATAGTGTTTCCAAACCTACCCTCAATTAAAACATCACCCTCTTGTGGTAATAATCTTCTTACATCTTGCGTTGGTTCTAAATAGTAACCAACTTTTACACCTGTATCATCTTGTTCGTTTGCAGTATCGATATTATCAGATACTAAAGTATCTTTTGATTTACCTTTACTTAATCCGTGTTGTGTATTAAAATTGGGATTACCAAAAAAATTTACTTGTGTTGTATAGAATAATTGTCCAAGATATTTTACACCAATTACAATTTCACCAATCACTGGTGTAGTTTGTATATTTGGATTTAATGGTTTGTAATCACTTAACTTATCAATGTTTTTTCCAGTCTCTGAAATTACTAACCTACCCTTAACTCCACCAAGATAAGTATAATCAGGCCCATCACTTCCTTGTGGGAAAGAGTTTTTTGTATCATCTAAATGTACCTCTAATACTTCTAAAGGTTCTAATTCATAAAACTGACCAGGTTCATCTGATATTTCTTTTATTAATCTTAATGTAGATTCAACATTTTGTACTCTATTACCCGTTATTGGACCAGATTTAGTTCCACTTTTAGGTTTGATATTGTATGACATTAGCTATCTAATTTTGCAGTTATGTTATCCGAATGGTCTTGAAGTTCTTCGACCGTGCTTTGAATGTTATTCATTAATTGTTCTTTTTCTCTATCACTCAACATAAAGTTATCATCATCATCACCCTTATTACCAGCAGTTGCCATTCTCTGTACAATGGTTGCCAACTTAACAAGTTGTTCATCATTCTTTACATTGATTTCTAAATACTCTTTCAACATAGGAATTATTTGTACGGCCGTATCGCCATCCTTGATAAACCCAACCACCTCTTTCATCAGTACTTCTAACTGAGTCTTGTTCTTGTTTGAGTTATCATAAATGTCCTTAAATACATCTGATAAGGTTTTACCCTCGAAAACTTCGAAATCTATCGCCATAATTTTACCTATATTGTTACAATAATAAATATCAAATTCTTAAAAAATTGGTGTATATAAATATATATGAATCAATTTTTCCTAATATATACAATAGTTATTATTTGTCGGTAAATAAAACTCCGACTAAATTGATTAACTAACGGGAGATATAACCATATGAAGGAAATCATAACACTCGTAAAAGGATACGCAGATGACTTAGCTCAACTGATGTTATCGCTGGTAGCCATTGGTGCGGTTTCTGAAATTATATTCGGAAGCGGTATCTTCGGCGTTAATGTTATTGGTAACCTAACAGCAATTATTAATAATTTCGGCGAATCTGGTTTCGCTGGATTAGTCGCATTATTGGTGTTGGTGGGTTTATTCCGTAAGTAGTACTATATCGGATGACTAAATAAAGGGGGAGCTTATCCGAGTTCCCCCTTTTTAATTTATAAGAGATAAGGTTTTTTTAGCATTAAATCTACCAGCTTTAGGCCAACCATTTACAGCACCATCACTTTCACCTGGTGTTTTAATCCAAAGATAAGCATCACACTTTCTTGAATTAGTTCTGATAGTAGGTTCTTCACCAAGTTTCATATCTTGTGGATTGAATGTTTCCCAAACCTCGTTACCATTTCTTGATGTATCTATAACATAATTTAAATTTGTTTCTTCAGATATTTTATCACCATATCGTAAACACTTATCTGTTGTTACGAAATTACTCACATTAATAGAAAAACCCTTTATATCACCTTTGTTAAATAAATTAAGATAAGTTGCAGCATCTGTTTTCTTTAACCAATTTGGATGTCCAATATCAAGATATACTTGTGCATTGGTATTTGATAATAAACCTAAAGCTTTTTTAATCAACCTTGTACGATTAGTTCGTTGAAAGAAATTCATCTTTCTCATATGTGGAATTGCATCTGGTTCAAAAATAATTATTGGTTTAAAATTTCCAATACCTAAAGCAATATCACCAACATATTTTAGATATTGTTTTTCTGTTAAACCACCCTTTGAATGTCCACCCATATCTCTACCAGGTATAGCATATAAAACTATAACTGGTTGAGCTGGATGTGCTCTTCTACACAATCTTCGAATACTATGAGTTAACTTTCTACCAAGTTTTGGTTTCTTAGGATTCCTTGTTAACCAAAAAGAATTTGGATATGATGTAATAGCTTTTAACTCTGGATATTTATCGGTATTGTTTTTCCGATAATTCCAATCTTGTTGATATAACTTCACTCAAACCAACTACCAGTTCGTTTAGTATCAACCGAGCCAGTAGTTAAATATGCCTTGTGTAAATTGTTATGATGTTTCTTCATCACATTAATTACACGAGTTATGTGTTGTGTATTAGAACCAGTCATTTCACGAATAAGAATGTATAATGCTTTCTTATTAAAGTTATCGATATTATGTCTCATATCAATTAACTCTACTACCGAATTAGCAACATCCAAATCTTTCTTTCGTTTAAAGACTGTAGTTAAATTATTTCTCCAATAATCAGCAAGTTGTTCGATGTACTCCATCTTCATACTACGAGATTCTTTACCACGAAGTTCTGTGACTGGGTCTCTTTTATAATCCATCACATCCTCACTATCGTGTTGTTTCATCTTCTTGTAATTATTGTTGTTGTGTAGAATCAAATAGTTCTTAGCAACAATACTGAAATAACTAAATGCCTTTCCCTTACCCTCAGCAAATTTGTGAATATTCATATATAAGAATGAAACCACTTCGTGTTTAACATCCTCACTTGGAACATCAAAGTAATAAAACTTAAATGTATGAATTATATTCTCAGCAAGTTTCTCAAATGGTGTACGAATATGTTCATTATAAATTCGTTCTTTCATATGAGCACGAGTTTCTTTATTCAAGCGAATGATTGCATCTTCAGTTCCTTGATGAAAGTAATATCGTGGTGAACCCTTTTTTGCTTTTCTTGGCATTATATATCCTCTTCTGTTATTTTGTTTAAATCATTGACAGTGTCTTTAATTGCTGTAAAGACTGTTCCGATTTCATCATCGGATTTGAACTTACCCTCTGAATCTAATTCATCAAGTGTTCGTTGTGTTAGAATGATTTGAGCTGAGAAGTTCTCAACCCACTCTTCTAATCTTTCTACTTTTTGTATTTGATTATATGAAGTCCACGCAAGTGTAAAACTTAATATAAAACATACTACTGCAAATATTTCTAATATCATTACTTATCTCCAAATAACTCATTAAATAAATCTTTTGGTGATTCACCCGTGAGTTTAGTTTCTACTTCTGACTTAACGGCATCTTTGATATTACCTACTGATTTAAGAACTCGTTTAGTCTCTTTTTTATCTCCACGCTTCCACTCATCCGATTCGATAAATGTTGCCATCATATCTGCTTGGTGTAGTATTCGTGATATATGACTTCTCAATCCAGTCTCTGGTAAGAAGGTCATTAAATATTTTTTATTTGCATCTTCATACATTCCATCTGTTAACATCAATCCCATATATTCATTTTCTGTTAAAGGTATTTGGAAGTGTTGTAATAAATAAAATGCTCTATCTGTTACTGTCATATAAGGTAACTCTGGATTATGTGTATAAATCTTACCTTGATTCTTACGATGCCAATCTGATTCATTTGGTATATAGTAATCGTGTTCTAAATTACCTACCTTACCTAAATCGTGATGTAATGCAGCAAAGATTAATTCTTCATCCGTGAAGTTAATGTCTGCTCCCTTTTCTTCCCACAACTTTTTTACTGATTGTGAAAAATCTACAATGTGTAAAACATGCTCTACATATCCACCCACCATAGCATTGTGATAATGTTCTTTTGCACTTGCTGGTGCTAACATCATTCTATCTTCAAAATAATCATACATCTTATTTAATTTCTCTAGTCTCTCACCAGAGAAAGTCATCGTAATAATATTTCGAAGAGTTTTATAGTTCTCTTGTATTTTTTCTGCTGATAAACTTTTCATATTGTTTCTAAATCTCCAATTTAATATGACCATAATATAAGGCTTTTTGCCTATACAAGTCAAGTGTTTTTTTTATTTTATTGAATTTAAATAAGAACCACCAATGTTCCAAAATAAAGTTTTCCCTTTAAGTTTCTGTATATTATCCTCTAACCAATACCATTGTTTCTTGTCCCAAAATTCATTACAATCAAATGGTACTTTATAATCATCCATCATATCATCAAATGCATATGGTGATTTTTCGAGTATTATATTTTTCAAATCACCAGCGTGATTCTCATTTAAAATCTTTTTTGTTGATGAGAATGCACTCATCGTAATAGAATAAACTTTTCTTGATTCGTTATTTAACTTCCACCAATCATCTCCGTACTCTAAAAATTCTTTTATTAATCCACTTGCAGTAACACCACTACCAATACTAACAACAAGGTTATCATATTCCCTATCTTTTAAAACTTCTCTCATTCT